GGAACTGGTCTTAAATTAGACGGTGGGGCTTCTGGCTCAACTGCTGAGGGTGCAGGTTCCGTTGGAATCGCAACTACTGCTACAAGCGGTGGTTCAGCATCATTCGTATTGTCAGGAAACGTAGTAGCTGTCGCAGCTTCTTAATAGTTTTTAGGGTGGTGGCCAAGTGCCACCCCCAACACTAACAAAATGGCAAATTACCAAGATATAATTGCAAATGAAGGGATAAAGTACTTTAAATCAACGGGAACAGGTACAGATGCAGACCCTTATATTCCCTCAACGTCAACGGCAATAAGTGCCGATGAAGTATCTAGTATTACTAATTTTAATGTTTCTATTGGCACAAGTAGCACACAAGTTTTAGCTGCTAATAGTAACAGAAAATTACTAATATTAGTTAATGATAGCGATGAGCCTATCTATGTATCTTTAGGTGCAACAGCAACGCTTAATAACGGTATCCGACTAAACGCAAGTGGTGGGGCTTTGGCATTAGATAACCCAATATTTAAAGGCGTAGTTAATGCCATATCAGCTAACGGAAGTAAAACGCTAGTAGGTGCCGAGGGATGACCTATATATACAATCCTACAGAGGGTGGCGGTAGCGGAACAGATAAGTTTTTATCGTCTTTAGGGTTTAACACTGGAACAGGCGTTTTAACTGCTACCATGAATGATAGCGCAACAAGAACAGTTGACCTAGACGGACGATATTTAGAAAACATAGTGGAAGACACGACGCCTCAGTTAGGCAATAATTTAGACTTAAATAATAGTGATATCACAGGTACAGGAAATATAAATATAACAGGCTCTGGTACTTTGTCAGGCGATTTAACCATAGACACAAACACGCTGTATGTAGATTCGACAAATAATCAAGTTGGAATTGGCACAACAACATTAAATGGCGAGATATTAACAGTTAATGGCAACGTCGAAGCTGATAATTTCATTGGTGGATTACGTGGAGAGGTACAATTTAAAGCAAAGGCCGGTGAGGCAATAACAAAAGGTGACCCAGTTTATATATCTAGTTTTGACGTAACTGGAAACCTACCAGTTGTCGGTATTGCTGATGCTAATGACGCTAATAAAATGCCAGCGTTTGGGTTAGCAGAGAATACAGCGTCATTAAATGCTTCTATAAATGTGGTTACGTTTGGAACATTGTCGGGATTAGATACAAGTTCATTTTCATTGGGTGATGTTTTATATGTTTCAGATACAGGTACATTAACAAACACACGACCAAAAACAGAATCATCGCTTATTCAAAATATTGGAAAAGTACAGCGAGTCCATGCAACAAGTGGCTCAATTAAAGTTGGTGGTGCAGGTCGTACTAATGACGTGCCAAACCTAAATGAAGGCAATGTATTTATTGGTGATGCAACAGGTTGCGCTATAACTAGAGGGTTAACACTTGATGACATTTCAGAAACGGCTACAAATAAGCATTTTACAGCTAGCGACAATACTAAATTAGACGGCATAGCAGCTGGTGCAGAGGTCAATGTTAATGCCGATTGGAACGCGGTTAGCGGTGATGCACAAATACTAAATAAGCCAACAACAATAACAAGTGCAGAACAAACAAAGTTAGGGCATATATCAGTGACACAAGCAGTAGACCTAGATACCATGGAATCTGATATAACGACTAATAACGCCAAGGTAAGCAATGCAACACATACAGGGGATGTTACAGGCGCTACCACCTTAACGATTGCGGATGAAGCTGTAACCAATGCAAAAATGGCACACGTTGCCACTGGAACGGTTAAAGGCAGAACAACAGCAGGGACAGGGGATGTCGAAGATTTAACAATATCAACAACCTTAAAAACAGCATTAAGTTTAGTTAAAGGGGATGTAGGGCTTGGTAATGTAGTAAATGTAGATACAACTAACGCAAGTAATATATCTAGTGGCACACTAGCAGAAGCACGATTGCCAAGTATAGATGCGGATAATACCACAATTAGTAATTTAACAGTAACAAATCTAAAAGCTGGAGTACTTGATACCGATTTAAATAGTGTTAGTGCAAGTCACGATACACTTGCAAGTGCTAAAGCAATAAAGGATTATGTAGATGCGAGGGTGCAGTATGCATTGGATAATGCTACGCAGTATTTTGGATAGGAGAAAATATGTTAGTTAGTGACGTTATAGATAGAATTAATACCGCAATAAGCGACGAAGACAGCACAAAAGCGACGAGTAGCTTATTCAGCAATAAAAGAAAAGTTAGTCAGCTTAAAAATGCATTAGATGTATACGCAAGTACCACAAAAGGCATAGAGGATATATTTAGCACACCTGTTAATACGTCAAACCGAGTAGTTACAGGGCCAACAGATGCCATACGATCAGAGGCTTATAGATTAGCTTACATATGGCGTGATGGGCGTAAAAATGCAATGAGCTTTAAGGATTTGAATTACGTAACAACTGAATTTCCATATAATACTTACGCAGGAATCCCACGTTTTTTTAATGTTTGGAATAACGAAATTACAATATACCCAGACAATAACAATTCAGCACAGACAACCACGCTTAATGGTGCAATTAGTGATAGTGCTACAACAATCACAGTAAATTCAACAAATAGTTTTCCTGATTTAAATGGACGTATAACAATAAATAACGAAAAGATACGCTATACAGCTAAAACAGCAACAACATTTACCGGATGCACTAGAGGCATTGAAGGAACAACAGCAGCAGGTCATAGTGATGCCGATACAGTAACACATAATAATTTTGTTTTACATTATAGAAAAAAGCATTTCGAAATTAGTGTTGATGCAAACGATGTTATATCACCTACCGATTTAGCTAAAGAGATGGAAATTCCAGACGAGCATATAGAGCCTATAATTGATCTAGTGGCTTATCGATTACTAATATTAATTGATGACTACAATCGAGCAGATAGATACAAAATTGATGCCTCAGCCTTTTATCGACAAGCGAAGAATGACATTGAAGCCGGCTATGGCGATGTAATGAAAGCAGGAATGATTGGTCAGCCTTATGATTGGGAAGTTGACAATATAGGGAGTACAATTTGAGCTTTGTAGTAGAATCGTACCAAAGTAAAGGGCTTCGGGATGATAAGGGGCGCAAGTTTGTGTCACCTGATTATTTCTACAATATTGAGAATATGAACTATGACAACATTATAGGGTGCCAAAGAATCAAAGCACCTAGCGTTGAATATAACGTTGGAAGCAATCAAATTGATGGAGGCTTTGATTTTAGGTACATTGACTCAGTAGGGCAATTCAAGAGTGAAAAAATAATTGTTCAAGGCGGTTCAATCGTCAAAAACTTTTTAACTTCGCCAAGCACTGTTTATACAGGATTAACAGCTGGTAAAAAATGCACGTTCGGAATACTTAACGATAAGCTATTTATATCAAATGGGTTTGATTATCCATTGGTTTATGACGGTACATATGTTAAAGAAATGGGCGCACCAACAGCCAAAGACTTGCTTGTCGCAGGTGGATTAACAGGATCTTACTATTATGCGATGACATATGTTATTGATGGTGTTGAAATTATACTTGGCACTATTAGCAATACAATTACCGTATCAAGCAAAAGCATTGATCTTGATTTGCCCGTTGGGATTGCTACATGCACAGCACGTAAAATATACCGTACAGAGGCAGGCGGAAGCACATTAAAGCTACTAACAACCATTAACGATAACACCACCACAACTTATCAAGACAATACAGGGGATGGATCATTGGGGGCAAATATTCCGAGTACAAATAGTTCCTGCCCAACACCCCAATTTATCACCGTTAAAGATGAAAAAATTATAGGTGCAGTTAATGCCAATAGACCAAATTACTTGTATGTCACAGAGTTTGAAGTAGAAGTGTTCTTTAATACGTCAGGCGTATATGATGTATCGGGGGTAGGGAATGATAATTCACCATTAACAGGATTAATTGAAGATTATAATCAAATCGTGGTTTTTTCAGAAAACCATATATATTTAGCCGATACATCAGGGCTTACAGCAAGTGTAAAACAAACAACATCAAATGTTGGATGCATTGACGGATTTAGCATTGCTAGAATACCAGAGAATGACATATTGCAAGGTGGAATTATGTTTGTTTCTAACTTGTATGATGTCCGTATTTTTAGCGGTAACATCGCTACTAATCTAGCCACAAGTTTTGACAATTTAACAACAAATAATTTTTCTAGCGCAATAAATAAAGATAGTTTAAAAAATCAATTAAAAGATAACCCATTAGAAGCAGCATTTTTTGATTATAAATATCATTTGATCGCTGAAACGTTTATGTATGTCTACGATATACGTATATCAGGATGGACGAAGTATTTCATTAAAACGACAAGTTACACCCCTACTTATTGGCGGTTTTTTCAGATCGACCAAACTCTCTATATTACACAAAAAAATGCAGGTATCGTTGAACAGATGTATAATGCTTTAACTTATCGAGGCGAAGAATTAACAGCGTTTTTCGAGACCCCAGAAATAGCGGTGGGAACAGAACAAAAATTTTATAAAAATTTATATGTGTATTATGACAAGTCAGGAAGTAATACTTTAACAGCAACTGCAACAATAGACAGCACAAAAACAGTAACTGCCACCATCACTTATGATGGA